AGTTCTACACTAGCAATATAATCCAATCTATAAGATTCCTGTGCCTTATAAGTAAACTTCTTATAGAGATCTAGATAATCTAGTTGAGATACACCACCAATATCATATGTGATATGCTCACGACCCATGATGACAGTTGTATCTTCAGTCACCAATCCCCAAGGAGACATTCTCTTTTTAAGTTTCTCACCAAGTATTCTATCAATCCTACGACAAAGATATGGAATATCATATAACTTACTGTTCCAACCTGTAATAACTTCTGGTGTATTATCTTCAATCATCCACCAATTTATGAATGCATTTAGAAGTTCATACTCTGAACTGAATGACTTGTAAATTACATTCTTTTGTTTATTATTGAAGTCACCAACACCCCAAGTAATAATCTGTTTTGTTGTATAGTCTTGTATTGATATAAGAAGTATTTCTTCTGCAGCAGATTCTACATCAGGGAAACCATTCTCTGACTTCACCTCAATATCAAGTGTGACTAATTTAATCTTTTCAATATCAAACTTGACTTCCTGTTCTGGATACTTGTCTGATATGTATTGGTATATAAATCTCTCGTTCCCATATACATCAAAGTTTTCTACATCAGCATACTTCTTTATAAACTCACGACAATCACGCACAGAACCAGGATTGATAGGTTCAACAACATCTCCTGTCAGTGTTTTGTATTTACTTTTTCTTTTAGAGTTAACAAAAAGAGTTGGATAGAACTTCTCACGGGTTGCGAAGTGTTTACCATCTTCATAACCACGAACTAAGAAGTTATCTCCAACCATTTGAACGTTGGTGTAAAACCTCATTCTTCAATTAAATTTAGATATTGTTCTAACAGTGTAGGTGTTGGGATCGCTAATGTCAAGATCTTATCAGAACCCATCATAAAAGTAGCATCTCTTGTAAAATCCATCATAAAGGGTTCAAGAATAGTTTTACCTGATTCTGTATTGACAACATATGGTTTTGTAAGTTTACAATCTGGTTGTCCTATATCATCGGTTGCAACTTCATCTACTTGACTAATCACGTAATGATTATTCACTAATGCTAATACTCTCACTTCCATTTAACTTCTCTGAATACATTTCTTTAATACTATCTAGTGGTTCTACTATCGTTACCACATGATGTCTTGGAATTAATATCTCTTTATCAGCAGTTAATAATATCCAAGGTGACAAAGTAACTTGTATTGATCTATCTTCCTCACTTTCTGCAAGAAATTGTTTCTCAGCATATACACGATGAGGTTGATTAAATATATAACCAACTGGTTTACTATCATCAACAAGTTCTTTAATATCTGCAATGACTTGTTCATTGTCTTGCAGTATTGCTAATTTAACAGACATAATAAAATATAATTGATTTGGCAGATTCCTATCGCCGCTTATGCTGAACCTACCAAAGGGCATAACCGCAGCCAGTATTTCTCTGGCAAATATATTATAGCATAAAAAAAGGGATCGTCAAGATCCCTTTACTTTATTTAAAGATAGTCTTTTCGAGAATGGTGTTCTGGAACTATCTTACCTAATTTAACTGTAAGAAGTCCATCTTTAAATTCTACATCTTTGACTTTGACATCATCTGATAATTGCCAAGTTCTATTGAAAGATCTTTGTGCTAATCCTTGATGTGCATAATTAACTGAATCATTGTCTTTTGTTTCTTTCTTTCCTTCAATGATTAGTTTTCCATATTCAGTATAAACTTTAATATCCTTTTTACTAAATCCTGCGAGTGCAATCTCTAGTACTGACTCAACATTGTTTAGATGAATTAGATTGTAAGGTGGGTAGTTTGATGAATAATCGTCATTAAAAAATCGGTCAAGGTAATCGTCCATACCTATGCCGTTTCTGTTGATTATTTTCATCAACTCTGGTAAGTTTGCAGAGTGATAGCGTTGTAGTGCTGTCATGATTGTTCTCCTTTAAAAGCGAGTATAAAATGTGAACCCTTTCGGCATTCAATACTAATTATACTTTAAACCAGTTGCAAACGTAGAGGAGAACCGATTAACATAGGTTCGGGTTTCCTCCCAATCCTTCACATGGTACGTTTTACCACCCCTTTCTTGTACTGCTTTCGCCAATGGATAATCATTCTGTCCTTCTTCCATCATATCTCCAAAGAAATGAATTTCATCTCTATGATTGAAATATTTTATAATTTGACTCTTATCAGTATCAGCAATATCAAGTCCTGTTTGTCCACCAATCTGTATGTTTAGATTAGGAAACTCACTTTTAATTCTATCTGACATCAATACTCTTTCACCTGTATTAATATCCCACTTCACATACTCATCTCTATGTTTCATACTATCATCACCTCTTCCAAGAATACTAAAGTTTATTCCACCTGGTCTATGCTCTATATGATTACCTGTCTTATTTGGAAATGTACTGTAATCTAATTCATCATTAAGAAAATTAATTAGTTCATAAGGTGGAACCCAATTTGATCTATAGGCACTTTTGTCTCCATCATAAATGTCTGCTCCAGAACAATTAAATACTCTTTTGCATCTGTTGTAAATATCTGATCCAACTTGCTCAACAGTTTTATCTCTGTCACTTCCAGTGACAAGATATGTGTCAAACTTGCAACAAAATATGAGAAACTCTGCAAAAAATCCTGTATCAATTTGTTTACGACTTGGTGTTAGAGTTCCGTCTACATCAAAAATAAATTTTTTCACTGCCAATATTCATCTAAAATTTCAAATGATTTGTTAATATATTTTTTTGCACCAACACATTCCCACTCACCCATCTCACCAATTTCACATTTATAATCGAGTTCTCTTTTGAGTTTCAAAAGTTTATCAGTCATAGCAACTTTGTCTAGTCTACCGTTCATTTTGATCCCTTAATAGTAGAAAAAAGAAATTAAGACTCTTCAACTTTTTTCTTCTTACTACCTATATTATACTTTGTTTCTAGTATCCAGTCACCTTTGTCTTTATATGCTAATACTTTAATCTGATTTAAAGGAGCAATATCTTTGATTGTTTCGACATCTACAATAGTTATGAGACCCCAATCAGCAAGAAGCTGAGCAATACGATTCCGACGCTGAACATCGTTAATAGTAAGGTTAGCGTGTTTGCCATCAAGGGCAAAAAGTTCCTTGAAGTGGACAAGATAGTACCTCCCCTGCTTGTGTAAAATATGACAAGATTGATATATTTTCTTTTCCTTCCGAGATGCTACCCCTATACGAGTCAATGTCTCACGAACTTTTAAAAAATCATCTGGTTCACCTAAAACCACTTCGACCATTTTATCAGGTGCCCACTTCACCTCTGGGACTTGCACCACACTCATTTTGTTCCTCCAGTTTCAAACTTCGATTTAATGAAAGCAAGTTGTTCTTTAGTTAAGATTGTCAACGTTTGCTTTGCTTTTTCGTTACTATAACCATAATAACGTTTTACATAATCAATATCTTTAATCGTATCTTTGCGGAGCCAAGGAGAGAATCTCTTCTTAGTTCTGAGGATATTTATAAAAAAATCATATTGCATCTTCTTTGGTAAGAAGGAATACATATTCATCTCATTTGCAAACATAATTGCATCAAGATGACCAGACATACAACGATTAACTATGTAAGGAGGATACTCTTTTTCTACTGATGGATCTTCATCAATTAGATTTTTCTTTGTATAATTTATCGAGTTTAACCAATCTTTAAGATCCATCACTAATTTCATTAAAATAATTTGAACAAGAGCATACAAGATTACGATCACCGTAAACATTATCAATTCTTGATACTGCTGGCCAGAACTTATTGCTCTGGTTCACAGGATATGCTGCTTGCTCACGAGTATAATTATACACCCATTCATCAGAACTGACAACCCTTGCAGTATGAGGTGCATTTTTCAATATATCTTTATCAGTATAAATTTCTCTCTTTATCATTTCCATTGCCTTTACAAACCTCTTAAGTTCATCTAATGACTCACTTTCAGTTGGTTCTACCATCATAGTATTTGAAACTGGCCAAGATAGTGTAGGAGCATGGAAACCATAATCCATTAATCTCTTTGCAATATCTTCTGCTGATACTGGCATATTGCGACAATCAAATATACATTCGTGTGCCACTCTACCATTCTCTGCCTTATACAAAACTTTGAATGATATGTCTATTTCATTTGCTAACCAGTTTGCAGACAACAAGGATATTTCACTTGCCTTTCTTAATCCCTTACCACCCATCATACGAATATACATCCAACTAATAGGTAATATGCTTGCACTACCAAACTCTGCTGATGATACTCTCTTGTTTATGAATGGGGTAAGATGTGCTGCTACACCAATAGGACCTACACCAGGACCTCCACCACCATGAGGAATACAGAATGTTTTATGTAAATTAAGATGACATACATCTGCACCATAATCACCAGGTTTTGCAAGTCCAACCTGTGCATTCATATTCGCACCATCAAGATATACCTGACCACCATTCTCATGAACTATTCTACATATGTCTTTAATGGTAGGTTCAAATACACCATGAGTTGATGGATAAGTAACCATAATACAAGAGAGTTCAAATGTATTCATTATTGCTTTCTTCTCTAAATCTTCCATATCAATATTTCCATCATCATCACATTTGATAGGGACTATCTTCATACCTGCCATCACTGCTGATGCAGGATTAGTTCCGTGTGCACTTGTTGGTATTAAGCATACATTCCTATTGCTATCACCACGACTTTTGTGGTATTCTTGTATTGCAAGAAGACCTGCATACTCACCTTGTGAACCTGCATTTGGTTGCAATGAAATATCAGCAAATCCTGTTATATCACATAGCCATTCTTGTAAATCGAATATAATTCTTTGATAACCAAGAGTTTGATCCTCTGGAACAAATGGATGCATATTAGAAAACTCTGTCCAAGATACAGGCATCAATTCTGATGCTGCATTTAATTTCATAGTACAACTACCAAGAGGTATCATTCCATCTATGAGTGAAAAATCTTTTTGAACTAACTCATAGATATATCTCATCATATTAGTTTCACTACGATACTTATTAAATACTTCTTGTTGCAACCAAGGTTTTTTTCTCATAGGCATAGCAAGCCATTCATACCTTTTACTAATATTAGTAATCTCAAAAGGAAGATCTTCATATTGTGAATGAATAATTAATAATACTTCTTCTAAAGTTGTAAGTTCATCTAATGATAAAATAGTCCAACCATCTTCATATCGAACATTAAAATCTTTTATTGTTCTTTTACCCTTAAATCTTACAGTATCAAATCCTTCTGCTTCATCTACTTCAAGACCACACCATTTCAATGCTGTTAATAACAATTGCCTATATCGTAGTACTCTGGTTGCTATTTTTTTCAGACCTTCCGCACCGTGGTAAGCAGCATAAAA